AATTTTATAATTATATATGAAACCTACGCAATTATATTTTCAATATTTGCCTTTTAAGGTAATATGTGCTATAATTACATAAGAATAATATGAAAATAAAAGGATTAACTATTCAGGAGAAGAAAGCTGCTGACCATTATCTTGAATATGGTCAAAAAGCTAATGCTATTCGTCATGCCTATAATATAGGTAAGAAGGGGGGTTCTAAAACTGAAGAGTTAGAAAAAATAACAGTTAGAAATATGGGACAACAAGTATTTAGTCGTAAAAACGTTTCAGAGTATATTGAAGGACATGCTACTGGAGCAGCTAGTAGAGTAGTAGATTTATCTAAAACAGCAGATTCCGATGCTGTGCGTTTGAATGCTAATAAAGATATTTTAGATAGAGCAGGGTTTAAACCAAAAGAAGTAAGCGAAGTAGAAGTAAAGAAAACCTATGATGAAGAACAAATCCAAAGGGCAATCAAAGAAATCCAAGACAAGTCCGCTTCAGATGGCGGAGATGATGGAACAGAAGGCAAGGAATAACTTCCGAGTCTTTTGTACGTTAATAGATAGGAATTATCAATTTAACTGGCATCATCGTTTGATAGCTGATAAACTAGAAGCAGTTGATAGAGGTGAGATAAAACGTTTAATGATATTCATGCCACCAAGACATGGCAAATCGCAATTAGCTAGTATATTATTTCCTGCTTGGTTTCTAGGTAAGAACAAAGGTAAAGAGATAATTACCGCTTCTTATTCGGGGGACTTAGCTCAAGACTTTGGTGGTAAAACAAGAGATATTGTAGCAGACCAAATATTTACCAAGATATTCGGTACAACCCTTAAAAGCGATGAGAAGTCCAAGGCAAAGTGGAGAATGACTAATAAAGGCACATATACATCTGTTGGTGTGGGGGGTGCAGTTACTGGTCGTGGAGCAAATATTTTAATAATTGATGATCCTATTAAAAATAGAGAAGAAGCTGAATCTGATGTTATACGTGACAAAGTATGGAATTGGTACACATCCACAGCTTATACACGTCTGGAGAAGAATGGAGCAATAATAATAATTCTTACTAGATGGCACTTAATGGATTTAGCAGGTAGATTATTAGAGAAAGAAATGGAAGGCGGAGAAAAATGGGAAGTCATTAATTTTCCAGCTCTAGCCAGAAAAGATGAGGAATTTAGAAAAGAAGGAGAAGCACTATGGAAAACCAAGTATGGGAAAGAAGATTTACTTCAAATAAAAGAAACCATAGGAATATATGATTGGGCAGCACTTTATCAACAAACACCAGTATTAACAGAGAGCCAAGAATTTAAACAAGATTGGATACAATATATTTCTCGTAAAGATGTTATCTTGAAAGATACACGTAAATACCTAACTGTTGATACAGCGATGAGTAAAAAGGAAACAGCTGACTATACAGGTTTTACTGAGAACTTCGTAGATAAAGAGAATAAATGGAATGTAGCTGCTTACAGGATGAGATTAAATGCCAAAGAGTTCGTTGAATACTTATTTACCCTACAAGATAGACATAGCTTTGAAAAAATAGGAATAGAGAAAACAGCTTATGTCTGGGGATTAAAACCTTATTTAGATGGAGAACAAAGAAAACGTAATAAATATTTACCAATAGTGGAGCTGACACATAAACAAACAGCAAAGGAAACAAGAATTCGTGGACTTGTTCCCAGATACAATAGTGGAAGTATATTCCACATTAGGGGTGAATGTAAGGATTTAGAAGAAGAAATGTTTACTTTCCCAAAATCAACTCACGATGATGTATTAGATAGTCTTGCTTATCAAGCACAAATAGTAGACCATAAGAAAAAAGGTAAGCGACAATTTATACCAAATTTTAAAAAGATAAGTTATTTAAGATAATATGTTAATAGATTTAAATACAGAGAGAGCACCAAAGAGTGGTTACACACCAGGTGCAAAAGACCAAGAAATAATTCATTTTGTATTAGAAAAGTTTCGTATATCAAATGAAATTCGTAATACTAACTTTGAAGAATTTAATGGTTTAACACTTACTGAACGTCAAAGAAAAGACCAGAGAGCTTTTAATGTTTGGCAAGAAAAAAGAAGTGGGGATGACTCTTGGAAGTCTAACGCAGTAAGACCCATTGAAAGAAATAGAATTATTAGTATTGCTGCTCATTTAGCTGTAACCTTAATATTTCCTAAAGTAAATGCTCAAAATACTAGAGATGAAGAAGATAAGGATGCGGCATTAGTTATGGAGGATTTAATGGAATGGAGAGCAGACCAAGCTGATTATGAGAAAACTTTTTTATATTCAATTATAGCTGCATTAGTTAATCCTGCAGTAATCATTCAAACAGAATATGCTGATGTTAAACGTAAGATAAAAGAGATTAAAGATGATGGCTCTTGGACTGAAAAAGAAGTAACAGATGAAATCTTTAGTGGATTCCAAGATACCCTTGTTCCAGTGGATGAACTTTATATTGCTAATATTTATGAAGTAGATATTCAGAAACAAGAGTTCTTAATCTGGAGAAAGGTAATAGATTATGCAACAGCACAAGCTAAGTATGGAGCTAAAGAAAACTTTGAATATGTTAAACCAGGAGCACAAAATGTTTTATCAGGAGACAATACTTATTTACAAGAAGATAAAGATTTAGAAGGAAGAAATGTAGAAGAAATTATTTTTTATAATAGAGGATTAGATTTACAGGTGACAATTCTTAATGGAGTTTTAATAGATAATGCTGAACAACCTAATCCACGTAAAGATAAGATGTATCCCTTTGCTAAAACAGGATTTGAAATAATTAATGAAAAATTCTTTTATTATAAAAGTTTAGCTAATAAAATGTCAGTAGATGGAGAAGTAGTAAATACTTTATACAGAATGATAATTGATGGAACATTCTTACAACTAATGCCACCTACTGCAATTTTTGGAGATGAAGAAGTAAATTCAAATATAATAATGCCAGGAGTTATTACTTCCTTTGGTAAAGACACTAAGATGGAAAAGATAGATGTAGGAGGAAATTTAAGTGCTGGATTAAATGTATTAGCTAAAGTAGAAAATTCTATATCTGAAACTTCTCAAGATGTGATGCAAGCAGGTATATCTTCTAAAGGAGAAAGAACTGCTTTTGAAATTTCTCGTTTACAAGAGAATGCTAGAACAATGCTTGGACTATTTGGACAGATGATTGGCTTTTTAGTAAAAGACTTAGGTAAATTATTTGTAGATGATATTGTTCAATTTATGACAGTAGGAGAAGTTGGAGAACTTACAGATGGTTTAGGAGTATTAAAATTTAGAAAAGTTCTTATTCCAGAACAAATGGTTGAAGGGAAGGAAGTTACAAAGGTTATAGACTTTGATATGGAATTACCTGAAGAAATTACTGAAGAAAAAAATATAGAAATGGGGATGGACATTATGACAGAAGAGGGTGGTATGGATTCTAAGAAAAGAATATACAAAGTTAATCCATCTTTATTTAGAGAATTAAAATATAAAATAAGAATATCACCAGAAATTATGACACCAAAAAATGATGCTGTTGCTAAAGCATTTAATCTTGAATTATATGATAGAGCAATCAGTAATCCTTTAGCTGACCAAGAATCAATATTTAGAGACCTTTTACTTGGAAGTTATGATTCAACTAAACATGATACAGATAAATATATTAAAGGTGCAGATTCAACAGGATTAGATAAATTGATAGGTGCGGATATAGGACCACAAACGCCAATGTCACGACAAAGTCCAGTTGAATCAGTTGTTAACGCTCAAGGACAACCAACTTAATTAAATATAAAAACTTATGAATAGAATAAAAGTTAAAATACAGAATTGGTTACTTAAAAATTTATTTAACGCAATTAGCGAAGATGATATTCTCAAGTATGAGAAAGGAAAGTTTCTTCTTAGAGGAACACCTTTAGATACGAGAGTAACAGGAAACTTTGTTAATCAAGCTAATAGTATATTAAAATCACAATTATGGAAGCATCTTACCGATGATATAAAATATATTTCTAATCAAAGGATGTATGAGAAAAGTACAACCATTGATGATGTAATATTTGGTAAAGCTATGCTTTATAATTTAGATATACTAGAACGCAAGTTAGAGCGTTTAAGTAAATTAAAATAATTAATTCGTGGGGTTGAGTATACCCCTTAATCAAAACACTATGTCAAATGAAAAAAAGATGGAGAAAAAAGAAGACGTTCAGAATGCTCCTACTGAACAAGAGGAGAATAAAGAAGACGTTCAATCTGCTCCAGTTGAGCAAAGTGAGGAATCTAAACCTGAAATTGATTACGTAGCTGAACTAGGTATAGCTAAGTCTAAACTAGAGAAAGCTGGTAACACAATTGAAAAAATAAAGAAAGAAAACAAAGAGTTAAAGAATGATGATGATGAGTTTGTTGACTATGAAGAGGAGATAGAAAAGCGTGTAGCTTCAAAAGTAAAAGAAACAATGACCAGTGTAAGAACTGATCTTGCTGCTGATACTATTGAATCCACATTAGAAGATTTATCTGCTAACGTAGACGAAAGAGCTTTAATCAAACATCATTACGATAATTCTTTACAAAGAACTGGCTTTTCCCGCCAGGCAATTATGCAAGATTTACTTAATGCTAAATTACTTGCTAACCAAAGAAGTCTTACAAAAGAGAAAGCAGAATTATCTGCTGCCTTAATTGCCAAAGAATCTATGGGTAATTCAAGTAGAGGAGCTAACTTAGATAAAGCTAACATTGATAAACCAATGAAACCTATATCTGATATGAGTAGAGATGAGCATAAAGCATACTGGGAAAGTTTTAAAAAATAATTGAAGATTTTATAATTTAAAATCTTCATTAGGAAAATCAGAAATATGGCAATAAGTACAGGAACAATTACAAAAGCAGATGTTGAAGTATTTGAACCAGAGATATGGGAAGGTGCTGTTAATGATTTCTATAGAGCAAAGTTAGTTGCAGGTAATTTCTTTTGGGATTTATCTTCTGCAGTAAACCAAGGTGGTGACCAAATTAATATTCCAAATATTGCAGAAATGACAGCGAATACTAAAACAAATGGTGCAGAAGTAACTTTAAATTCAGATGTAGAAACTGATATTAATTTAGTGATTAATAAATGGCAAGAAGTTTCCTTCTTAATTGAAGACTTTGAAGCAAGACAAGTTGCTGCAGTATATGATTTACAAGAGAAATTTGCTAGAAACGCTGGGTACACAGCTGCTGCTAAATTAGAAGATGCACTAATCGCATTATTTAGCGGGTTTACCCAAATTGTTGGAGCATCTGACGCAACATTAGTAGATTCTGATATTAGAAAAGCAATTCAATATCTAGATGATGCTGATGCTCCACAGGAAGACAGAGCATTCTTTTTATGCCCTGCAACAATGTGGGATGACATCATGGCTATTGATAAGTTTGTATTAGCAAACGAATCAGGTGGTCGTGGTCCAGTAACCTCAGGTCCAGTTGGTATGTTATATGGATATAAAGTTTATGTAACTTCAAGATGTACCGATGGTGATGGTGGTGTTCAAGCATTTGCTCACAAAGATGCATTAGTATATGCGTCTAGTAGAGTCAGAGTACAATCAAACTATGTTCCACAACGTTTAGGTACTTTAGTTACCGCAGACGTTATGTATGGCACTTTAGAAAACAGAGACACATCAGGAGTATGGATAAAAGCTGCTGCTTAGTAGTTTTATTCTGTGGGTTATCTATTAACCCACAGAGCTAAGATTATTAACCAAAAACCTATGGGAGTAAGAATAAATATCACAAAAAAAGAAAGATTGTTCATTCACAAAGATGGTCGTATTGAAGTTCTAAGTAGTACAGATAAATCAAAACCTAAAAAGAAGAAAGAGAAAAAAGATGAAAGTATATAATATTACAGGGTGTCATTTTTCTTGTGCTTATGTTAGACAACTTCTCCCTATGTGGGAGAATGGCTATAATGGTAATTTTATTGGATTAAATACACCTAGAAAAGATATGAAGACAATCACTCAAGAAGCAATAGATTCAGACATAATAGTATTTCATAGACCAGAACTAGGTACATATTGGAAGGTAGCTGACATTCTTAAGGGGATGGGGAAAAAAATAGTATTTGATAATGATGATACATTTAAACTTCACAAAGGACATCCTTTTTATAAGATGCATATTGGTATGAAATTAATGGACAAATTTAATAGAAATTATGATATGATAAATTATCAAACAAATAGTTTCATTAGAGCTGCAGACTTAGTAACTACTACTACAAAGACATTAGCTAAAGAGTATAAGAAATTAAATTCTAATGTAGCGATATTACCAAACTGTGTTAATCTAGATGATTGGGAAGAACCATTAAGACATGAAGATAATATAGTAAGAATAGGTATATCAGGTTCAACTGCATATACTTATGATTTTAAGAACATTAAAAATTATATCAAAGAATTAGATGAAAGGGATGATGTTCAATTTATACTATTTGGACTTGATGATAAAGAAGATAGAAAAAAATATCCAAAGGTAACTAAGATTCTTGAAGATGAATATGCATTTTGGGATACATTAAAAAATAAAGAACACATGCATTGGGTTGATAGGTCTAAGTATAATGAAACATTAAATAATTTAAAGTTAGATATAATGCTTATTCCAAGACAAGAATGTTATTTTAACAGATGTAAATCAAACATTAAATTTTTAGAAGCAGCAATGTGTGAGATACCAGTAGTAGCAAGTAGTTTTACAGATGGTCCTTACGAAGAACTAGATGGGAAGAATGGTATTAAAATAAAAGATAAAACAAAATGGAAAGAGATAGTTGATGACCTTATTAAGAATAAAGAAAAGAGAAGGGCGATAGGCAAAGAAGCAAAACGATATGTTCTTAATAATTATGATATTAAAGACCATGCATATAAATGGGAAGAAGTATATAAAACCTTATGAAAAAAGTATTATTAGCAATTCCAACTGGTGGTAATTTAGATTATAGAATAGTTGAATTTATGCTAGATATGTATAACCAAAAGAAGTATAAAGTAATTATACATATTTCAAAGCTAGTAGGAATTGAAGCAAATAGAAATCAAATAGTTAAAGCACTTTTAAATTCAACTTGTGATTACCTACTTATGGTAGATACAGATAATCCCCCCCTGGATAATCCTTTAGATTTAATAAAAGAAGATAAAGATATTATAGGATTACCCACTCCAATTAATATGAGTTGTATTAGAGGAATGAGTTTCTTCAAATATAATATCTATAAAGATGATAAACAATTAAAAGATGGTGAAGGATTACAAAAGGTAGATGCGGTAGGAACTGGTTGTATACTTATTAAAAGAGAGGTATTTGAAAAATTGGGAGATAATCCTTTTACTCCAGAGAGATATGAAGATGATAGAATAAAAGTAGGAGAAGATATAATGTTCTGTAGAAGGGTAAAGAAAGCAGGAATAGATATATGGACACATTGGGATTATAAGTGTCATCATTATAAGGAGATAGATTTAACTACATTACCAGTAGAAATATTTAATAAACTAATATAAAACTTATGTTTAAAATTGAAGACATCACACCTACACGCGAAGTAGAATTACAAAACGCAAAGTTACACAAATTGTTAGAAGAAAAAGTAAAGTTAGTAGAGGAAGGTAAATCATTTCAAAAGAAGGTAGAAAAATTACAAAAAGAACAAAGAAAGATTGGACTTAAATTAAATAAGGTAAAAGAAAAGGTTTTGCCTTTAATAGCAGGAGAATCAACAAAGTTAGACATTGGACAATTTGAAGCACCTATGAATGTTAATATTATAGATGGTAAATCTATTCTAACAATAGTAGATAGAGTAGAAGATTTTAAAAAAAGACTTTTAGAAAAATTAGAAGAAGATAATAAAAAAGATGCCAAAGAAACAGAAACAGAGTAAATACTACGAACAGTATTTTCAAATATTCACGTACTTTAACAACCTTTGGAATAAAATTATTCGTAAGCATGTTTTTAAAGTTAAGGTTGAAAATCAACCTAAAGTTCAAGATGTTAAGATTACTAATCCACAAGCTCCCCAATCTTCATTAAAGGTTTCTAACTTTGAACAAGTTGAACAAGCATTGAATAAAAATGTAATTGACATTATAAAATTCCTAGAAAAGAAAATGGAAGAATTAAAAGTTGAGCCAACTGATAATTCAGATATTCTTAAAAGTTTAAAAGGTATTAGAAAAGAATTGAAAGTAAAAGATTTAACACCAAATGTAATTAAACGATTAGAGGATGTTAAAAAAGCTATAAGCAAGTTAGATATTAAATTTGACTTAAGTGGTTTAGAAAAGCGTTTAGATGTATCACAGGGCTTATTAGAGAGCTTAAAGAACTACACAGAGTATGATGAGTGGAAGGTAAAGATAAATGGTAAGCAAATGGAAGAACTTGTCAATGCTATGGGTAAGCAATGGATTAGTGCTAGTGGCACAGGAATAATTAAAGATGGTAGTGGGAATCCTTATAGCTCAACTAATAAATTACCAGTAGAAGCTACTTTAGAAATAGGAGATATAGAAATTGGTGCAGTAGAACTTAAAGATGGTGATAGTGATACCAGAGCAGATATTGAAAGTGATGGAACTAAAAATGCTTTATTCGTTCAAGCCAATGATGATAGCATGGGGACACAAAAAATAAAGAATGCTAAAGAAAGTTCTGCAAGTTCAAATACAAAAGTTACAGTAGGTAATACACCCACAACTGTTATCGCTTCTAATTCTGATAGAAGATTTGTGGTTATTGTAAATGATAGTGATGAAGATGTTTATCTTAATCTTTCTGCAACAGCAGTTATAAACGAAGGAATAAGAATAAATGCTAATGGTGGAAGTTATATAGAAGATATATATACAGGAGCAATTAGTGGTATATGTGCCAGTGGTGGTAAAAATGTAACAGTAGCAGAAGTATAAATTTATGAGTAAAATAAACAACCCAAGACCAGACCAAGATTTATCAGGTTATGTTCCTTATACAGGAGCTACAGCTAACGTTGAATTAGGAAGTAATAATTTAGAAACTACTGCTCATATTCAAATAAAAGCTGATAATGCAAGATTAGAATTTGGTACAGCTCAAGATGCAAGTATAAAATATGATGGAACTGATTTACTTATTAATCCCCAAAGTACAGGAACTGGAGATTTAAAGATGAGTGCTGGTGCAATTCTATATACTCCTACTATAACTTGGGCAGATGGTGCAGCAAATGCTACAGTTGCTAATGGTAATATTTTTAGAATGCCTACTTCAGGTAGAGGTTATACAGTAAGTAATCTACTTGATGGAATTGAAGGTCAACTTGTAATGCTTATTGGAAGCGGTACCCCTATCGTTACCTTTAATCAAACTGGAAATATAAGATTAGGTACACTTGCAACTACTTATGCCTTAGGTGCTGATGATGTATTAACTTTAGTATTTTCTGGATCAGTCTGGTATGAAGTAAGTCGTTCTACCAACTAAGATGATAACTAGAGAAGAATTTGTAAACGCAAAAGTAAGAAAGGAACAAATAGGTAATATGGGAGGATACTTTCTAATGTTAGGCAACAGAGATGTGATGGGTTATGACGAAAAAGATGCAATAAAAAAACAAGTAAGAGAGTTATGTAAAGAACATAAACCAAAAAAAGTATTAGAAATAGGATTTGGATTAGGATTTACAGCTACTGAATTTCAAGAACAAGGAGTAAAAGAACATACAATAGTAGAAGCTCATCCAGTAATATTTAAACGAGCAGAGAAATGGAGAAAAAAATATCCAAATAAAAAGATTAATTTAATAAATAAGTTTGTACAAGATTTCAAATATGATGAAAAGGATTACGATTTAATTTATGATGACAGAGATGAATTGGTAGAAGAATTGGAAGCTGGTACAACATTTCCTAATTGGAAAATAATAAAGTAATATGGAAAATGGAGATAAAATAAAAGTACATGAAAGATTGTCCACACTGGAAGCACAGATGGATACTGTTTTAGATAACCATTTACCACACATACAAAAATCAATAGATAAAGTAACAAGTAAGATAGGGTGGTTTACCAGTCTTTTAATTGCTAATTTAGTAGCAGTAATAATGACAATGATAAAATAGTTCTTTCCTAATTCGGAGTGATACCGAAATTCATAGGTTTGCTCGGAGCTTTATTGCTCCGAGTTAGGAGAGAGTTAATCGTACATTAAAAATAAAGGAGAATAAAATGAAGAAGTTTAGAGTTGGATGTAGCAGCGAGTATTGCGGTGGAGTTTCTTTCTTTTCAGATTTTAAATTTGATTCCATGAAAATGGTCTTAATATGCTATGGGTTATGTTTTACTTGCGGTAAAAGAGTAAGAACACATATATCTATACAAGATTTAATGCATGTTAAGAACAAAAATGGAGGTTCAAATGAAACGTAAAAAATCAAAGAAATCAAAGAAAACTAAACGCAACAGTAAGAATCGTCATCATATCATTCCTAGTAGTAGGCATGGAAAGGAAGGCGATAACATTACTTTAATTTGTCAAGACTGTCATAGTTTGTATCATAAAAATTTTGGTAATATGACACCAGTAGAAATTATTAATTTCTTGGTAGAATATTATTGGAATGGTCAATGGAAATGGGTGATAAGGGCATTAAAAGTACAAAGGAGATAAAGATGAAAAAAGAAAATAGGAATCTTTGTGCGACTAACACTGTAAAGAGAATACCCAAATGGGTATTATGGTTAAATCTAGTAGTTGGAATCTATAACTTGTACCTGTTTGTTAATAATGGGAGCTGGTTCATATTTATACTTGGAGCAGTTAATATAGGTGTATGGGTGTTTAACACAAGGAGATTAAAATGAAAAACAAAAAATGGTCAAAAAAAGATGTTGCTTTTCTGAAGAAGAATTATCCCTTTTTTACTAATAGTGAATTAGCTGAAGAGTTATTTAGAACTGTTAATGCAATAGAGAAGAAAGCTTCTAAACTAAAACTTTACAAAAATCTTTCAGAAAATCTGGAAGGAGATAGAAATTTGTTAAGAGCTAGAACAGAAGGCAACATTACAAAAAAGAAGTACAAAGAAGCATTACTTGAGAATGATAGATTACGTGTTGAAAAAGAAGCAATACTACGTATTCAAGAAACTCCACAGAAGATAAAATTCACTCAGCGACAAAATGGAGGCAGTGATGCTACTGCATTTATTATCGCTAGTGATTGGCATATTGAGGAAACTGTTAGACCTTCAGATGTATCAGGATTAAACGAATATAATCTTGAGATATGTGATAAACGAGTTAAAAAGTTTTTTTCAAATGCTGTAAAACTCTTAGAAATTACTCAAAAAGAAAGTAGAGTTAATCAAGTAGTTTTAGCACTCTTAGGAGATTTCATTAGTGGACATATTCATTTGGAATTGTTAGAAAACAATACCTTACTTCCTGCTGATGCTATCTGGAGAGTACAAAACTATCTGATAAGTGGTATTAATTTCTTATTGGATAATTCCAAAATAGAACTAACGATTATCTGTCATGGTGGAAATCATGGTCGCATGACTAAGAGGATTCATCACGCAACAGAACAAGGTAACTCACTAGAAGTTTATATGTATAATAATATTGCTTTGCACTTTAAAAACAATAAACGTATAAATTTTGTTATAGCTGAAGGTTATCATACCTATGTTGATGTGTATGATTATAAAGTACGACTTCATCATGGACATGCAATTCGTTATGCTGGTGGTGTAGGCGGTATCTTTATTCCTGTTAATAAAGCG